CCAATCCCAACGCCACACCACGAATCGGGCGAATGAAACAGCCCGCTTGGTTTGGATTAAGAGCAACACCACTCGCATTCAGACAGATAGACCCAGCGGTCTGTGAAGAAGCACTGGCGTTATTACCTATCGCAATCGCATTCGCCCCTTGAAAAGAAACACCAGACACACCCTTACCAGCGTTGTATCCAATCGCACACGCTCCAGCACCTTGTGTAAATTGTCCTGCGTTGCGACCAATTGCTACGGATTGCGTTCCTTGGGTAGTAGCACCACTATCACGACCAACGGCGACGGAGTCGGCAGATTGACTGGCGTTTCCCGCACTATATCCAATACACACACTGTTACTCCCTTGTGTGGTTAGTCCCGCCTGTGTCCCAATAGAAACACTATTAACTCCCTGCGAAGTCAGCCCAGACTGGTAGCCAACGGCTATTGCGTTTGCCCCTTGCGTTGTTTTTCCCGCTTCTTCACCAACTGCTACTGCGAGTTGCCCTTGCGTGGTTTGTCCGCTGTCCCGTCCTACCGCAACGCAATTCGCCCCTTGATTCGTCTGTCCCGCTTGGTAGCCGACCGCTACCGAATTAGCCAATTGACTGGCGTTTCCAGCATAATAACCCACTGCTACAGACGAAGCCCCTTGTGTCGTTTGTCCCGCATTAGAACCCACTGCTACTGATAGTCCCCCTTGTGTCGTTTGACCCGCCAACGGACCAAAGGCACAACTATTCGTTCCTTGATTCGTTTGCCCCGCCCGTAATCCAACCGCTGTTGCGATTGAGGTTTGTCCCGTCAGTCCAGCGTTAAAACCGATTGCGATACACCCGTTCGCTTGGCTCGTTTGACCCGCATTCTGTCCGATTGCTATTGCGTTATTTCCACCCACTCCTTGACTGGTTTGACCCGCATTTAACCCTATTGCGATACAATTATTTGCTTGGGTTGTTTTACCCGCATTCTGTCCTATTGCTACTGAGTTCGCACCTTGAAAGTCGCCAACAGAAACACTCCCTTGACCCGCACCGTTTCCTATTGCTACAGCCGAAGCACCTTGTGCCGTGTTCCCCGCATTTAGTCCTACCGCAACAGCAGAAGCACCTTGTGCCGTTGTTCCCGCCGATTTTCCTACTGCTACTTGTGTCTGGGTAAGGTTGAGTGTTGTTCCCACAGTAAAGTCGCCCGTATTGGGATTAATAGAGAATGCGGTGGTTGTTGTATCCGCTCGTAGTGTCTGACCCGCACCCGTCGCAGACACGAAGGTGGGATAGAACACGGCGTTCGTATCGGTTTCTGTCACCGCAATTGTAGCCGACCCGCCTACGCTAATCGCTGACTGGACGAATGCGGTGGTGGCGACTTGGTCGTCGCTTGTTGTCCCAGGAGTAACCGTCGGAGCAGTCACTGGAACGGTTGCGAGTGTTCCCGCACCACCCAGTAGCACTGCGGTATTAGAAACCGCAAGGAGCGGAGTAAAAAGTGTGTCTTCTATCAGAAAGGTGTCCGTCCCAGCACAGACAATCGCCGAAGTGCCGAAGGGCGGGGCATACATACCAGCGATATAGTGGTTGTTTCCCGCTACACTTCCTGTGAGGTCAGTGAGTGTTCCTGAGAGGACGGGATTCTGAGCCGTTCCTGAAAGGGTGAGGTTTGTGTTGCCTACGCTGACGGATTGGACTGCTCCCGCTCCAATCTGTGCGATTTGCGACTCTAAATTGTTTAATTCTAAAGGGACAGACCAGGTGTTCGCTCCAGCAGAAGTCATTTCTATCTGTATATATTATTATTCCAAGTAGAGATGGACGGAGGTGTCGGACATATTATCGCAACCCCTATGTCAGATGCTGACATAAAAGAGTATTTACCGTCAGCACCTATCCTAAAATACAGTGAATTAGCCAAGTATCCTACGCTGGGCGATCTTCTACCAGAGGTAAAGTCATACTGTATTCTCTTGTATGAAGATTCGCCGAACAAGGGTCACTGGGTGGCGGTGGCTAAATCTGCCGAGGACACGGTAACTTACTTTGACTCTTACGGAGGGTCTCCAGACGAGCCACTCAGTTGGACTCCGAAAGATCGCCGTATAGAACTGGGAGCGAGTCGCCCCCTTCTGACCCAGTTATTTGATAAGTGTCCCGAACAGGTCGTTTATAATAAGGTGAAATACCAACGGGCAAGTGAAAAGGTGAATGATTGCGGTCGCTGGTGTGTGCTGTATATTTTAAAGATGAAGGCGGGGATGAATCTGGAGCAGTTTTACAAGTATGTGAAGGAGGAGGATAAGAAATACCCAGGCAACAAAGACGCCTTCGTGTCCCAATTGATCCCCTAAATCTCTTCCGATAGGATAGAATGCCGAAAAAAGATACAAAGGGGGTTGCTGTTGGTTTTGCTGTGCCTAAAGAGAAAAAATTGAAAAAGCCTAAAAAAACAAAGGAGGAGAAGCCCCTCCTTACGATAGAGAAGAAAGTGGTGGTGTTAGAGTTTAATTAGTGCTGTAGGTAGTTTTGGGGTGTTGCTGTAGGTATCCCCTCTTATCATAAAAAACAATCCCTATTGTAGTAGGGGTCTTTTTCTATCGTGGAGGTGTGTTATTGTATTACTCGTCGGCTTCCAACGGGTTCTCCTCGCAGTAGGACTGATAGGATTCGTAGGTGAGGGACTCGCGGATCTCGTCGGAGTCGGAGAGGATCACGCAGAGGAGCAGGCGGTAGAAGCGGTCTTCGTCGTCGGGAATATCCAGTGAGCCATAATTGTCCTTGTAGAGCGTAATGGCTTGGAAAGTTCCGTATTGTTCCACGAACTTCTTGGCGCAAAGGCTTCCGCAGTTAGAGGCGAAGTCGTCCGCCTCTCCGTGTTCGCATTCCGACAGTTTCTCGTGGTATTGTTTTTCGGTCACCTCGCCGTCGTGTTGGATGGAAGAGAGGATCTCCTCTTGGAGAAGAGTCATAAACTCATAAACGGTGGTGACGGAGCGACGGCGGGCGAGTCCGTTCTCAGAATAGAGGTTCGGGTAGAAGTCGGTGGAGGTGATGGACTGGATGGTGTAAGACATATCTATATCTGGTTGTTTGGTATGCCTTTTTATATACAAAAAAAACCAATCAGTTTTTATTGTTTCTGACCCCCTACCCCTCCCTTACCGCCCCACGAACCCCCTTATGGGTATGTTGCTGTAGGTATCTTTGGGGGGTTGCTGTAGGTATCCCCCTTACAGGAATAAAAAACACCCATTCTACTGGGGGTCTTTCTGTTGGTATAGTCGTGTTATTGTATTACTCTTTGGCGATCGTCGGGCGCTTCATCTTGCGCGCGGGGACGGGGATGGGTTCCTCCAGGAGTCCCTGGGGGCAACAGGACGACAACTCCTTGGGGCGGAAGAAGTCCGCGATCTGCGTGGGGTTCTCGGGCATATACGCCTCAAACCGTGCTTTCGTGATGCGGAATTGTCCCAGGTAACTCACAGGCGTGTCGCCCAGTTGTTTAATAGAGCCGACATAGTCTCCGTTCTCTGAGAAGTGGGCGGGCTTGGTTTCGCCCTTCTTGTTCGTATAGTCGGAGATCGTCGTATAGACGCCGATCAACGACGATTGGATCTGCTTGTAGGTTCCCCATCTGGCGTTTTGGATGTAGTCCCACAGTTCCTCCTCACAAAAGTGCTTCGCAAACACTTTCACAAGGGTGGTTTCCAGGTGCGGGACGACGGTGTTCTGGAAGAAGAGGGCGGTTCCCTTGTGCTGGGAGGCGACGGAAAGGAGTCCGCGTTCGCGGGAGGTGTGGGGGGCGTTCATATCTGGTCGGTTGGTATGCCTTTTTATATGTGAAAAAGTCCAATCAGTTTTTATGACTCTGACCCCCCTACCCCTCCCTTACCGCCCCACGAACCCCCCTTATGGGTATGTTGCTGTAGGTATCTTTGGGGGGTTGCTGTAGGTATCTATTCCTATAAAAAAATAGAGTTTTCACTCAGTCCCGTTGCTTAAGAGTCCCAGCCGTCCCAACGCAGATGTTTCGTGCCTACGATAATACTTACGCGATTGTGGTGGGAAAAGTGGGGATATAGTTTATTGTAGTCCTTGCGGTGTTCTTTCGTGGCGAAATCTTGGTCGTCCTCTGGATCGTATTCTACCAACTGCCCGTCTTGGTCGCAGTCTTTCAGGCTAATGGACTTTTTGTTAATTCTCACCACTTTCGCCAGGCGACAACAGAAGTTTTCGTTTCGTAGCATATGTGGTAGGACGATAATATCTCCCATCCGAACTCTGGTGTAGTCTGTTGTTTCCTCATCAAAGGGGTGGTCTTTACCGTCAGAACGGGAGTTCCAACGCTTAGGCAGACCAGGAAATCGGTTGGTGCGTTCTCTCTCGCAGTGGCGATTCGCATACTTCATCTCATACGCCATCTCTACGATCATCTTAAAGACGGCGTCTCCGATTCGGCGTTGGGGCTTGGACTTCTTCGCTTTCTGCTTCAGGATAATGGAATCAAGGAGTTGGGTGTGTGACATCTTTTCTACCGGGGGTTCTGATTATTATTTAAGATTGGAAACGCAATCAGTTTTTATTGGTTTGGATCTGCCCCCCTCCCTTATCACCCTTAGAGCGTCCCTTATAGGGGTGTTGCTGTAGGTATTATTAAGGGGTTGCTGTAGGTATATCCCTTTAAAAAATAATCCTACTTAGGATAAGGGTTTAGTAATCGTATGCTCCAAACTCGTGGATGATATCGCCGACGACTCCAAACTCGTCCTTGGTGAATGTCTTTTTATGGTGTTCGTAGGAAGACCACATTCGTCTATCCACCTTACCGATCGTATCGTATTCGTCGGCTTCTGTTACGAACACCATTCGCGCGATCTCAGTCACGAACTTGTGGAAGGATCGTCGGTAGCGAATGCCCTTCTTCTTCCCAACGATCATAGCATCCAGTGCGTCCTTGTGTTTCTCCACGACCGCCAGGCGCTTCTGTTGTCGTAAGAGCAGTTCTTGCTGGGCGTCCCGCACTTTCTTCTCGTCATCTTCCTTAAAGATACGCTCTGCTCGTTGCTCTGGTGTTTCCATCTTGTATGTGATTCTTAGGTCTGACTTTTTATATGAGAAACCGCCAATCAGTTTTTATTCAACTTTTTCTGTGTCTCCCTTATCACCCTTAGAGCGTCCCTTATAGGGGTGTTGCTGTAGGTATAATAGGGGGGTTGCTGTAGGTATATTGGGGGGGTGTTGCTGTAGGTATATAAAAGGGCGATAAGGGAGAGGGGCGGATCCAAAAACAAAAAAGATTGATTGCTTTTTTTACATATAAAAAGGCATAACAAAACGAGCAAGATGTCCTTTACCCCTTGTGATATTACGCTTTCCAAGTCCGAGATCGTCCAAGTTGCCCCTATTACCCGCCAGAACTACCAGTCCGACTACGAACCGAAGGGCTTTATATGGGTGCTACTGGAGAACCACAAGAAGCACTGGGACACAGAGGACTGCGTGAAGTCCGCCAACGACGCGGGCGATTACCTATACCCTAAGATGGGGCGCACCAAGTATAAGATGAATCGCCGAGATACCGTGAATGGCGTTCTGGATCATATCCTTGTGAATGACAATTCCTACTGCGAGTTCGTAGTAGGCGGGCGTGTGGTGGCGTATTACTGGGACAAACCCGCGGTGAAACGGGGTATGGAGAAGGCGTTGGATCTTTACCAAAAGGCGGTGGATAAAGCGGTGGAGGAAGACACGGAGGGCAAATACGACGAATACCCTTACAATCACCCCGTCACACGAGAGTTTCACTTCACGCGGGACTTTATCGTGTATTGCCGATACAACTTCGCATTCCCTCCTGGAGCAGTGGTTGTTCGTATGGAGAATCACCCTATGAAACGAGAGACATACACGATCCGAGCCTATGCGCCGATCCGAGGCTACTGGGCGAGCCACCCGACGATTGTGCCTACCTCCCACGGAAAGGGATATGAATTGGAGTTCCTTATTAACAACACGAAGACCGATCAGTGTCACCAGTTCTTGGAATGGAATAACCTTAGTTACAGTGGGGCGTTCTCTAATTCGGGACACATCCACTACCGACTGGAAGAAACAGGCAGACCCCTAAAGATCCACCAACTCCCCACAGAATACCCTCCTACCAGTCGTTACCAACTGTCGGACTGCGACTGGGTGGTGACGAAGAAGGAGTATTCCCCACCAACAGAACGCACGACAATTCGTCGCACCGATCGGACGAAACCCCTTACTGCCCTTAACCGGCTGGCGTTTGCGAAGGAACTATCAGAGAAGGTGTTTCATCCCGACCGAGTCGCCCGCTTTATGGGGGACACTTGGGGGACGGATGACTCTTGGTTGGCGAAGGTTATGTAATCAGAAAGTATGAAAAGGGAGGGTTTGGGTGAAACTTGGGTGAGTTGGGTGAAAAATGGACCAAAACAGAATTGCCTCGCGAGAGGATACTCCCTATAGGGAACTTTTAGTGAAAACGACGATATTTCACCCAACTCGCCCAACTTTCACCCAACCCCCCTTTTTTATACAAACCTACAGCAACCACTGAAATCACCTACAGCACGACCACCTAAAGAGAAACCAGTAATCCGTTTTCATAAAAATTGATTGCGTTTCCAATCTTAAAAAAAGATAAAGACTTCCGGTAGAAAGATGAATCGCACTCTTGAATACTTCCAAAAGAATAACGCCCCGATCTCCGCCGTTCAGTTTCGCCCGCACTTTGACGAGAAAAAGGGTCGTGTGGTGAAAGGCAGTGGATTCGCCAACCCCAAGACGCCCGAGGGGGTCAGTTGGAATCACTTCCCCGGCTTCCACCACGAGTATGTGAAACACCGAGGTTGTTCTGCGAACGCCTGGTATGGACTCTTGTCTAAGGTGAATATGTATGTCGTGGATGTGGATACGCATAACGGTATGACCGCCCAAGAGACTCTGACGGAAGAAGCCTACAATCGCCTGTGGGAGGCGTCGTCCTATGTGGTGGAAACGGGATCGGGCGGGGCGCACTTCTACTTTCAGTCTAACGGCGTGAAGTATGACCGAAAACTGGATGTGGAGGAGTGGCGTTCCTGGCTTCGCCCTGGCGTGAAGGGAGGGATTGACCTGATTACCGATTATATCGTGATAGAGGGTTCGTCCTACGAGTTTGAGGGCAAGACCTACGCCTACAAGTCGGTGAAGCCTGGCGCCACAATCGCTTCCACGACCTTCCACCAAGGCATCTTTGACGAAGTGTCTGAGGTGTCTAAACCCAAGAACGAGGTGATTGTTCCTGAGGAGTCGCCCCTGCCGGCGGGGATCGCCCCGATCCAAAAGGAGGCGCACGAACTTTTGACGAAAACGGCGAACGAGGTGGGGCAACTGATTGATCTCCTTTCCGAAGAACGAGCGACGGGATACGACTCCTGGATGAAAGTGGGATTTGCCCTGAAGGCGCTCTATCACGACCTGACAGACGGCGAAGAACTATTCCTTACTTTCAGTGCGAAGTCGGACAAATACAACGAGCGGGACTGCCGAACGGCATACCGTTCTATCACGCCCCGAACGGGATTCACCAAGCGGAGCCTGTCCCGTTGGGCGAAAGAGGACAATCCCGAGGAGTTCCAGAAACTGTTTGGTCTGGAGATGACCTGGGATCATATGAAAAACAGTAACCAGAACGAAATGGCGAAGATCTTTGTGGGACTTGTCCCACAAGACTTTGTCTATAGCGAGGAATGCTGGTTTCGCTACACCGAACAAAACACGCTTGTGCGTCTGGGAAAAGGACACCCCGATTCTCTGAAGCGTCTGGTGAGTGACCGACTCCAAGAAGAGGCACACAACGCCGTGAAGGGTTTGAAGAGAGATTCTGAAACCTACTTACCCTGTATGAGAATCGGAATGGACGCGCACAAGACATTCGGACAGTCGCAGTGGATTAACGGCGTGATTGACTTTATCCGAGGTCTCTACACGGACGACGATCTCTACAAGACGATTGACACGAATACGGATCTCCTGGCGTTCTCCAACGGTCTCCTCTTAGACTACTCTACCAAGACGATTCGCCTGATCCAACGGGAGGATAACATCTGTCGCACGACGGGCAAGCCCCTTACGCAAGAGAGTGCGGAGCCAGTCCGCAAGATGATTATGGCGGAACTCCTAAACATCTTTGACGATCCGCAAGTCGTTCGGTATTGGTTGGAGACGGTCGGAATGGCTCTCTTTACGAACCGCTACGAGAAACTCTACTGTCACACGGGTTCGGGTGGTAACGGCAAGGGCGTTCTCTTTGGAATGATAAAGGAGGCACTGGGCGCCTATTACTACGAAGCGCCGAACGAGTTTCTGACGACGACCTACAGAGCCGACGCACCGAATAGCACTCTTGCGAACGCCCGAGGCATTCGTATGTTTATGACGAGCGAGCCGTCGTCTGAAAACTCAGACGGACGAGGAATGAAACTGGGAACGGATCTGATTAAGGCACTGACGGGCGGTGACACGATTAACGCCCGAGACCTTCACCAGTCGGCAAAGAGTCCCTATAAACCCACTTTCACCTGCTTCCTCCAGTGTAACAACATTCCGGACTTTACGAAAGTGGATGGTGGTCTGCGTCGCCGTTTTGAGAAGTTGGACTACCTTAACAAGTTCGTAGAGGAGCCGAAGCGCAAGAACGAGAAGAAGGCAGATTGGGATCTGAAGCGCAAATTATGCGAATATCCGATCACGAACGAGTTTATGCTTCTGTTGTGGGAGACGGCGAAGTCCTTTACCGAGTTTCACCGCCCTGCGTCGGTGAAGGAAAGCACCAAGTCCTTTCTGGACGATTCCGACAAGGTGTTGTGTTGGTTGGAGGAGAAGATGGAGAAGGTGGATGAACTCCCCCCTGCCGGCGAACGAGTGACGAAAGCCGACGCCGTGAAGATGTATATGGCGGACACGGGACTTCGTATTACGCCCAAGAAGTTTCACGATCAGATGAAGGTGAATGAGGTGGAGACGAAAAAGAGTGGCGTGGAGTTCTACCTTCTGAAGCGACTGCCTGAGCCAGAAGAGGCTCCCAAGACCGAAGTGAGCGCCTTCCGTCTGTAAAACGGGTGACCCCTGTTTTTATTCCAATCGCAAATCTTAAAAAATTGATTGCGTTCCAAACTTAAAAATAAACTATCATCTCTCCGGTAGAATGGAAGCCACCGACAAGACCGAAAAACGCAAGGAGCAACTCCGCCAAGCACAGATCCGTTACCGACAGAAGCACTTAACGAAGAAGAACAACGAGGAAGCGCAACAAGCAGTAATACAGAACGAACCAGAGAAGGTGAAGGATATCCCGAAGTCTTACACTGCCGAATATCGCCAGACCTACTACAAGAACTACTACGAAACACATAAGGATAAACTGCTGACCCGTTCTAAAGAGCGTTATGTGAAGAAGGCGGATCGGGAGCGTGTCCCAACCGAAGAAAAGTAATCTCTACGAGTAATAGAATGGTGGATTTTGTTGTTTTTGAGAAGAAGGCAGACGGAGAGCGCGAACCGTGGTCGTATGAAACGGTGCTGACCTTCTGTAAGGAGCAAGAATGGACTCCCCTTACGGTTGCGGATGAACTCCACTTTGTTGTCGTGAAGATGACCGAGCGGGAAGAGGAGGCGAAGGCTCGCCTGGTGGAAATCACGCCCACAATTACCTTTGTTGTAAGCGACGATCCCAGCCTGGACGAGTTTCTTACCCTGGAAACCTACCAACACAAAGAAAAGGTCGCCGATCCAGTTCTGGACGACCTGAAAGTGTGCGAATAAAGCACTATTTTTCTAATACATTTCACGAGTCAGTCTAAAAAGACCCACTCGTAAGTTGTATGACTTTAAAAATACACTGGATACCCTATCACAGTTTTTTGGCTTTGGCGTTCAGATCGGCGGATTTCTCTTTTACCCACCCAGAAAGATTCTCTACTTCTGGGGGATAGTGAAGGTCTTTCAGCGATATAACCGCCTTCTGGATCGTCTGCGGGTCTTGGTCTATCTCCAACACCTTCTCCAACGCCTCCATACGACTGATCGTCTGATATTCCTTCCCCAATTCACCGTTAAACACCTTACTAAGGCGGAGGAGTCCCTTCTTGTCGCCCTCTGCCTTTAGAATGCTGAACTTTCGTTTTAGAATCTTATACCACTTCTTCTCTTTCGTCAAGTCTTTTATGTCCTTGTGTAAGGAGGCAATATACTCTTCTGGCGTTTGCGTTTGGTCGGCAACAGCGTATAGGACACTCACTTCTGTGAAGAACCCACTGATCCGAGCGATCAGATCCAGTTTCACGAAGTCCAGTTTATCAAAGATTTTGTCCCACACTTCCCGTTTCAAGTGACCGCCTGGGAACACTCTGACCTTGCGACCCGCAACCGTCTGTAGTTTCAGTTCTACGAACCATAAATCGTTTGCGCCTTCCACTGCGATAAGGAGTTCTACGAAGAAATCGTAGAGTTTGTCCTTGTCTTTGGGAACGGTGGTAAAGAGGTCGTAGTCGGATGGGTATTTCTGAGAGGTGAGCGAAGCGGATCCCTTTAGTTCTACCTTGCGTTTGGGGTATCGTAGCATTCGGATGAGGTTTTTCAGTTCGGCGGAATAATCCCGTTCGGGACGGCGTTCTACGACATCCATTTATAGAGGGAAATATTTTACATATAGCCGTGCGGACGCCCCGCTGGGCGGGTGTAGTAGTGTTCGTTGCGTCGGTCGTCAAAGTCAAGGGCGTCACCGTCTGATTCGCTGTCGGAATCCTGTTCGGATTCGGAGTCTCGGAAACCGTAGTTCTTGCGTAGTGTGCTGAGTCCTCGGGTCTCCAAGCGGTTACCCTTGCCCGAGCCGTCGTATTTCTCGTCTTCCTCTTCTCGCTCTTCGTCGTCGTCAAAATCCTGTATGTCGGGGCGATCGGCTGGAAGTTTCGCCACAGTGTCTTTAAACTCTTTCTTCACTCTGGGGTCAAACGGAACGGTTCTTTGTTTTCCAATACGGTAACCTTCTGGTAGTGCTTTATTAACAATAATCCGTAGCGCATCCACGACGGCGTCTCTTTCACGAGCATTACCTCTCGCCATAATGATAACCTTTTCTCGTTTCCGTCGGATACTCGTTATGAGCGCCTGCTCCTGTGGTTTTAGTTCCCGAAGCATCTGCTCCCTTGCTCTTATTTGCTCGTCTCGTTCTGCTTCATTCTGATCGGGGATCAGTAGTTCCCTCATAAACGCATTCTGTCCCACGATAAAATCGTATTCCTGTTGTTTCTCTCTATACACCCGCATAGCGATTCTGTAGTCGTCCATCATTTGCTCGTATGCTCGTTCGTCTGGGAAGTAATCCAAATAGTCCGGCATCTCTGGCTCAACGGGAAGTTCTGGAAGAAGTTGGAACAGTCTATCTGCTTCCACTGGGTCTATCTGAACGCCTCGCTCAAGCGCCTCAATCTCTTCTGCGATCATTTGTTTCTGATCCATCAATCGGCGATACTGTTCGTCTTCATCACGAACTTCTTTCGCAAGAGATTCTACTACCTGAATGCGCTCCTGATCCTTTCGTGTAAATTGTCTCCTCACTTCTGGAACGATCTCGCTTTTCAGCGTCGCCAACGCATCCTTTCTCTTGTTAAGTGGTAGTCTTTTCAGCGATACTTGTAGCGCCCCTGGGATTTTAAACCCCAACTCCTCCTCTAAGGCATCCAGTCGCCCATCCCAATTATCTACTGGGAAATCGGGGACATTCCTCATACCACTGGAGAGTAACCAGTTGGCGTTGGGGAGGCATTCTTTAATCGTATTAATATCAAACTGTGACAGATTTTCAAACGCATTCTTAAAGCCGGTATTCAGTGCTTCTACTGTAAGAAGTTCGGGTGTCGCCGTATTGTCTTTGTCTGCCTCCTCTTTAATAAACTGATACACGGCGTAGGTTCGTAGGAAGTCCAGCGACGCACCAGTGAGCGATTTTGGGTATTCTGGTGCGGGGTCGTCTTCCTCTACATTCTCTTCGTTCATAATCCCTAACGCACTGCTTACCGCCTGTAGAAGACCATAAGTAATCGCCTCCAGATTGGGGAGGAGTGCTTGGAGTTGGATCTGAATGACTTGTAGGGATTCGCGACTGAGTCCAATCGTGTGAGCGGAGCGGGCGATATTGTTATACAGCGGAATGACATCTCCTGTGTTGGTGGATTGCTCTATCGCTTGGATGACGGACTGGGAGAACTTCGGATCTTGAAAGCGTTTCGCATTCTGTAAGAAGAACTCCAGACTGCCGAGTTTCTGCTCTATCGTCTTGTTAATCCCCTCTATCGCCTTATCTACATTCACCTCTACCGCCAGATCGCGCTCCGTCTTTGGCTTAAGGGTGTCGGGGAACACGGCGACTTGCTTTCTGGTTCTACCAACCACTTGTTGGTTCAGATCCTTGAAGACATCCAGTATCTCCATATTCTGCTTTTGTCGGAGTGTATCCATTTATTGGGGGGATAGAATATTATTTGAGCGATTTGGGTGAGTTGGGTGAAATATCGTCGTTTTCACTAAAAGTTCCCTATAGGAATCCTCCTCACACGAGACAATTCGTTTTAGACCCCTTTTTCACCCAACTCACCCAAGTTTCACCCAACCTTACTTTTTGTATAGTCCCTCAGATTTCACGATACGGCTCGCCTCTATCATCTTCACACCGCGCTCTTTCATAATACGCGACACGATCTCCGCGCGAGCCTTGCGACCGTCACCGCCCGACACACCTCCACCAATTGTGCGGTCAGTCATACCCGAAAGGTTCTTACCACCAGACATTCCCTTACCCTCCTTCTTCAGTTTCTTCTCCACTGCCTTCATTACCTTCATCTCTGCTTTGGAGTGGGGCTTACCGCCACCGTAAGAGCCTTGGAGTTGTGCGGTTGGTGGAACACCATTCGCAAGGCAAACGGACGAGGTAGGCATAGCAAGGAGGTCGCCCTGCTTCTGACCGATTAGTTCCTTCTTCTTACCTGACCCCTTCGGGCGACCACGACCACGACCCGCAATACGCTGAGAATTGCCCTTTACCGGATAAGGGTCGGGGTTGCCGAGAATCGCACCGCCTACTGGAGCGATAGGCACTTCCTGACCCAGACCGTGGAGAAGAAGGTGAGGGACAACGCCTACAACATCTGAAATGCCCTCCTTCAGTGAATCCCACCACGAACCGCCTGACATACCGCCACCAGACGCACCCATACCTTCCTTATGTTTCATCAATTTGCCGAGCATACGACCGAAGAGGCGAGCCTTCTTGTGGTCTGGTTTGCCTGAGCCGAAGGGATTCACATATTCTACTGCCTTACCGATATCCGAGCCGAGATCTTCAAAGCCGTGGAAGATATCGCCGAAGAGATTACCACCAGACGCACCGCCACCAGACATTCCCTCGCCCTTCTTATACACTCCAGTCACGCCGTCGGAGTGTCCGTCCCCACGATCACGATAGGTTCCCTCGGCGAAGCCGTTGCCCCCACTCATCCCTTCACTGCTGTTTCCCAAATAATATACCGCAGGAAGTGATAGGTCGTCGTTAATAACATTGTCCTCGGCGTCACGCTTAGAAGCGTTCCCCATCTGAAACAGAACACCAGCGCTTGAGCCACCTCCCGCATACCCACCCCTACCATCTACTGGAGAGTAGGCATAAAGAGTAGAAAAACGATCATTATAGCGATCTACCACCTTAGCGATTCCACGATTATAGGCGTTGTCGTAGGGCATTCTTTTTACTATAGGATAATAAAAAGAATGGCGTAATAAAAATAATTCGGTATTGCCGGGATTAGCAAGGGAGGACATTTAGCAACTGCGACTGGGCGACCTCGTTCGTCCAATAGATGCGGTATGAATTAAGGTCGCCAGCAAAAACGGAGGTAAGGCGAATTGTAGCGTAACCATCTGCTGGAGGAGCAATAACGGCTGGAGATGCTCCTTGTGTAGCAGTTACTAAGCCACCATCTACAAGAGAGGTTGTCTGAACGACACCAACGATTCTGGAACACGCACCCTTATAGTTGGGAATCGGAGTAGTGTTGGTGAAAATACCACCCGCCTGGAGGGTGTAGAGGACGGAAAAATACGGAGAGGACTCGGGAGCGATTTCTGCGTTAGACATCTTTATTGTAGGGTAACAAAAAAGATACGCTAAAAAAAACAGATTAGCACGAAAGGACGGTCTGAAGTTGCGACTGGGCGACACGATTCGTCCAGTAGATACGATAGACGGAGGTATCCGTATTAACACTTGACACGAGAGATACAAGAGCAAAACCTGGAGCAGTCAGAGGGCTGGGAGAGAGGCTGACACCAGATGTGACAGTGCCGACTACACCTCCTGCCGTGACACGAACACAGCCTACAATATGTGAAACACTGCCGAGAAAGTTAGGAATCTGTGCGACATTCGCAATCACGCCCGCAACCATAGCGGGATAGGTAAAGGAATACTCGGGGGACGACTGTGAAGCGATTTCTGCGTTAGACATTCTTTTCTATTGGAGTAGAAACATTTTATTTTCCGCTCATCAGACGATCGGCGAGTTTCATACGAGCGCCACCGCTTGAGCCACCGCCCGACGCACCGTAGCCCATAGCGCCCATAGCGCTGTGAGCCATCTTCGCAACCGGGTGACCCGATTTACCGAGTTCTTCTTTGCCGTGCTTGAGAAGGTGAGGGAGAATCTTGCCCGCTACTGACTTGAGCGAGTCCAAGAAGCCACCGCCGACCATTCGCTTGACCGACGACTGATACATAGGCTCTTGTGCCGAAGCCTCCAATACATCCTGCTTCGTGAGAATACCAGTGTATTGGCTGGAAGTTCCGCGCTCATTCACGAACAAACCGCTATTCACGCAGATTAGGACAATCTCTGGTGTAATGCTATAAGGAAACTGATTCGCCACCTGGAGGTTGATTTGGAGCGAAAAATTTCCCAAACTACCGCTGGCGTAGTAGTCTTCTGTCAGTTGAATGTCCTTGCCGAACTCCAAGATCAGCAGAGAACCAGAGGTGGGAATCTTGCGACCGCAACCCGACACCGGATCGGGGACGGTGGCGAAACCACTGAACTCCTGAAACGACTGATTTGAACCGTTCTCCACCGAGTAGCGATACAAGTCCTGTTGAGTAGCACTTGAGAGAATACCCGACTGGTTGTTGAAGTTGATTGAAACACCACGAATCGTAAGGAAGGCGTCGGGCTGACCCCACGCTGTAGAGCCGAGCGGGTTACGCACTTGAATAATTAGTTTGTCTGGAATTTGGTTGAGTTGAAGGGAGGAAGTGCTGAGGGTCACGGCGCCTTGCTGAATGCCTGACGAGAGAGAAGGGTTAAAGCCTTCAAACGGCACTTGTGGAGCAGTTAAAAATCTCGGGGTCTCGTAAAATGGGACGGTATTGCGGGCGGGCATTAGATCTGACGGGTGAGGCGTGAGAAAGTTAAACAAAAGTTGCGTTTGCGAGAACGACTGGACGGACATAGCCGAGATGAAGGTAGAGCCGAGCGGGCTGAGCGTCTGAGCGTTTGTGTAGTTCGCTGTGCGCCAAACACGGGTGGCGTCACCGATATTAAATACAAAGTTCATATTTTGAACGCCATAGAACGCCTGGTTGTTGCTCTTCGGATCCGCAAAGATGAAGGGCGACAAGAGCAGAGGCTCGGTGGAGGTGAATTGGATGTAAATGACCTGGTCGGCACCGGGAAACACAATCGGGGTAGGGGGGACAAGAGGGTTAGAAAGACCACCCTGTGCGCTAAGAGCGGTAGAAATACCGTCAATTACGAACGCACCGCGCTGGTAGAGGTCGTTATCCGAGGCGTTGTTCCAGCCACCGAGCGAGTTAAGGTTAGAGCCGATACCCGACTTGTAGTCCGCGAGCAAATCGGGGGCGACGGGGGTGTAGCCGTTGTAGCGCTGGAGTTCTCGGCGATCGTTAAAGCGGAGGAGGGCGGGCAAGTTGTCGCGAATGTTGATTGAAACGGAGTTGTTATTGATAGTAGCCGTCATCACCGTAGCCAACTGGTGGAGCGGAAAAGCAGAAAGGGCGTCGCTGACACCGACATTCAGAGGCATCTGACCGTTGTTGTCAGCGTTACCTGTGATCGTTGCCTTAAGAATACAAGTAGAACGCCAAAGCACACGGCGATCAATTAGAGTTTGTTCGGAGGGACAATTATACCTCGTTCCTCTGGCTATTTGTTTCCAGAATCATTACTATCTCCCATACTACTGGGAGAAACCCTCTCGGGTTGGTTTAGACTATATCTTAAGCGATCGGAGAACCGATCGCCCACTACCATTTAGTCGTTGAGCCTTCCCCCCGTAGGGGGCTTGGTTGCGGATTGCCTTTATTTATGACCTTTTTACTATACCGACTGGAATTAGCAGTCGCCACCACACCCTTTCAGATGTGGTTTAGTAGTCATAACTTAGCAAGGTTTCCCCGCAGTTTGGAAGTGTCGCCGTATCAGCACGACTTGCCCGCTACTTGCGTAGGGACATTTATAGGCAACCATTCACCTGAATATTAAAAGTAACCGAGGACGGCGTAGCAGAGATTGCCTGGAAGGTGGCGGGGGTCATATTCTGACCGCCCTTATGGACGGCATACTGAACGGCGTCAGTGACATTCAGACGATCATCTTTCACAAGAACTTTCTGGAAATCCTGCGACATTTGGTTTCTATACTCCCCCTACAAAAAAAGTTGGCGAACGAAACTCACTTTTGTGTCGGAGGAGTAGAAAGAGTTGGGTGAGTTGGGTGAAAAATGGTCTCTTTTCATAAAGTAGTCTTCGTGAAGATAGTCCATAGGGAACTTTTAGTAAAAACGGGGTTTTTTCACCCAACTCACCCAACCGCTCAGAGATCAGCGTTATTATAATCTTTTCTGCGAAACATAAGTTTCAAAGAGCCAGAGCAACCCGAGCCGAGCAAGAAGGGGTGAAGGAGTCCATACTGATCCTTCCAGAAGACCTGAATATCCACCTGATTACAAGGACTCTCACCATACAAATCTACCAGCCGGTATTCTCCGTTGGGAACATACGAAATGTCTGGGACATATCCGTTGGTCGCACTGAACGGCACGATAAAGTCGGTGACGACGGGAAAGATATTCGCTGTAGAGCCAAGTGTGATACTGTTAGGAGCGGTTCCGTTCAGAATGGAAGGAGTGCCTACATTCTCCATCACGACGGGGAGGAGCGTGCTGGTAAAAACGATAGACTGAACGGGGTTCATTAGAGACGCTGTCTGGTGGTCTTGATAGACTTGAATCGCCGTATAGGCGGGAGTAATCACACCCAGAGCGCTATAGGTGGAAACGATATACAGACCAGCCCCAGCGTTGGTGTTAAACACAATATACGACCACAACGGCGACTCGGGGCGGACATTCTGGAACTCGTAAGGGAAGGAATTGAAGAGCGTAGAGAGGGATTGGTTGAAGTAGATGAAAGAAGGAGTGGTGGTAAGGGTTGTCTGTGAGAAAATCGCATTATCACCCGTAAGGATCGCCGTGAGAGCATCTACATTAAACGACATAGAGGGAGGCTGATAGGTAGAAACCGTCGTTCCACTCGCACTAAGCCACGGTTTCACGCCACCGATAGAAGCATACCTCGCACCATTTACACCCCAGAAGGCGTTGGTAAGCGTCTGGTTAATCATATTGATAAACACCTCGTAGTTATACACATAGTAATACGGACTCGTGAGTTGTTCCAGTGTGAGTGCCTGGGGGCTGGAGGGATTCCAAGAGGGGGCGGACGCGGTGCGGTCGTTGGGAATGTAAGTGACCGCAGAGGTGTAGGTGGTGGTGGATATGTTTGAAAAGGAGAGTGTGAGGTTGTAAGGGGTGATATTGTAGAAATCGCCGTCCGAAGTGAAAGAGCCACCGCCAGCGTATGGTTGGAGATTGGATACTTTAGAGAGAGACGGTGCGTTCAGAACCATAACGAGTCCAACGACCGACAATATTGTGTAATTGCCGTTGTATTGCTTAGAATTGTTAATATAGATCGTGTCACCCGCAAAGAAGAGAGGGGCGAGAGAAGGGAGATTCGCTGTTGCCCCCACAGTGAGCGTGAGTTCGTTGTTTGCTGGGTTAAACACCAGAGCCGACGCCGAGATGACCGCATAGCCCAACTGCTGAGAACCACCAAGAAGGGAGAACGCCGTTGTTGTTCCTCCTGGATAGTTGTTCGGAACACCACCTGGGACTGCGCCAGTGTTAAGGAGAGAGGTGCTGGTGACACCAAAAGAGGAAGTGGTAGAGGCAACAATACGGTAGTAGTTGTCGTAGGTGTTAGATGTGTCAAAGATAGAAGTCGTCGCCCCATTAGAGAGGCTCAGTTTCATTACTGAGCCAACCTTTTGCGGAATGTTCGTGTAGAAATTAACGACAAAAGTGGCGGTGTTGGTTAGACCACTCATAGACTGGATCGGATAGACTCCGCCGAAGTTCGTGTTGGGATTCAGGTCTATCTGTGGGATAAACACGGGGAGTGTCGGAGTCTGTAGATTGAAGCGCACGATACTCATAAAATAGTCCTGTGGGGATCCCAAAAAGTAGTTGGAACGCGTCTCTTTGTATTGGAATCGCACTGGCTTAGAGGGAAACGAGGAGTCATTGTTAATCACATTCATATCATAGTAGATATGATAGGGCTGATTGTCGCTATTAGCCTTTGCGAAGCGTTGAACGGACATCTTTTCTTATAAGGTAGAATATAATAGCAGAAGAATATTCGCTCTCGGAGGGATCGTAGGAAAACTTTGGCGACCCGCCCCACTTCTTTACCAGATTCGTGTAAAGTTCTGAATAAATCCTATATTTACGGTAAATATCGGATTATTACAGATTATATCGGATTATTACGGTAAATATATGGTATAAATTAATTAATTTATACTGGGTCTTTACGGTAAAAATCACAAATAATCCCATAATTACGGTAAATATGGGATTATTTCAGAACTTTACGGATTATTTCGGTAAAGAACTCGCAGACTCGGCGATTTTGTGGAGTTCTATGTCTATTTTGTGTTCCATCTCGTTCTTCACTTGTTCTATGCTTACCTTTTCATCTGTTTCTCTATCTACCACTGTAATCTCCAGTGTAGAGTCGTGACACCCTGAGCGAACATAGTATTTTTTGGCGACTTTATAAAGAACATACACGCCAATAGAAATGGCGGAAGAGATGAGCGTGTTCTCCGTATTCATTCTACTCCTTCGGAGGAAAAGGTGGGAGCGGGTCTAACTTTGGATCTTGATGGAACCACTCCAATATCCGTAGCGGTGAAAGTTTGTAATGTCCTCGTGGATAAACGATTTGCTTGGGATACTCCTCCTTCTTCTCCTTCTTTTCTTCTGGCGTCCAAATCCACGACTTTAACCAGGGAAGCATCTGTAGAGATCATACATTATTTTGTGATGTGCTTCTGTTCCTCTTTCGTAAGACCCATAAACCACTTCTCTACATCCTCTTGCGTAATACGAATGCCTTGGATCACTACTTCCATTACTGAAGGGGGATCAGTTTTTCTACAGGGATAAAAAGATAGTCCTTCGCCTTCGTCTTCCACTCATCCCTCCAACGCAGAAACGGCTTCACCTCAAATGTAGAAAACAGATCCTTGTCGTAGGGGATGTAATAGGTTCCGTCTGTGAAATGAAAGAGATAGACTTGTTTCTTAGGGTGATCGGGTTTCACCTTGTCGTGACCGATACAGGTGGTCGGGTAGGCTTTGTAGGTGTTGTTGCGGGACTTCAGTTCATATGACGCTGTTGTCCCCTCGTAGTCGTAGGGATCAAATCGCCCCGTAGTGGGTGTGAGACAATCCTTAAAGAACGCCTCCAGTTTCGGTAGGAGTTCCGTCTGCTTCTGCGTTCCGAAATCGTAGTCCTTTTTATAGTGAGCCATTCTATAGATGCCGGAGAAATCTTGCGGAATGATTGGACGCACCGAAAGAGTAAAATTGGATTGGGGTTTGGGCGAGTTGGGTGAAAAACATCCGTTTTCACTAAAAGTTCCCTATAGGAATCCCCTTACGCGAGACAATTCGTTTTAGACCTATATTTCACCCAACTCACCCAAGTTTCACCCTACTTCTTCACATAGGAGGTCTGTTGTGTATCCACGGTGTGGCTCATCATCTTAGCGTCTTCTTTCATCTCCTCCTTCACACCCGAATACTTACCCAGATAGATATGACGCAATAGACTGCTCCCCACTGACTTCCCAAACACTTTATTTAGAATGCGCGTGATAGAGTTCGTAGCAGTCAGCGGGCGACCATCCGCATACACCAAGAACGGCTGGGGGAGCGTATGCTTTCCCTTCAGAAGCGGGTGGTGTTCCAGGTAGGCGTCAATCACTTCGTGGAGTTTGTCGGGGATCTCAATCACCAACTGACCCTCTCGTTTGCTCGTCTTAAACTTGTTAAACACAAACCGGTTCTTCTCCAGTTCTAAGTAGTTTTTCGTAGCGTCCTCTGGTGCGTCCTTCACGATTTCCATATTCTGGTAGTCGTTTCGGCGGGGCGGTAGGAGGACATACAGACTTAGCACCATAAACTCCAAAAGGGTGTTATACTGTGCCTCGCTCACTTTAGAAGGAAACGCATCTACCCGCGTCTTTAAGCCCTCCCACTTTTCCTCTACCTCCGCCCAAGTGATCCAGTTTGCCTCTTGCGTCGGAGTCTTCTCTCCCTTTGCCTCCTCCGCCTTCAGCGTGCGGTTCTGTGTCACCAACTGATCGGCATACGACTGATAGAGTTTCTTCTTGCCTCGCTTTTCTTTATCCAATCCCAACACGCTGACAATAGAAATGATGTAGTTACGGACAGTGTTCGGCTTGTATTCCGCCAGTTGCTCGTTAATCGTTGCGGGGTTCTTCAGGAAGGAGAGGTTCTTTAGTGGTTGCCCGCCGTTTAACTTCCGCAAGTTCCGTAGGTAGAGTTTAATACTGGACTCCGCCAGACCCTTCGCTTTCATTCGTTCCTCCAATTCAGATTCCATCTCTATCTTTACCGTAAGATTTTTATTTAGATTCGGAACACAAAATATTCTCTCTCTATAGAAATGGAGGGGTCTGGTCTTTTTGACTATATTAAGAACGCGGTGTCTATCACCGATTATTCGGCGACCACTAAGAAACTACTGGACGAATACGGCAAGACCCAAATCACTCGTATGACGCTCCGCAGAGTCCCGATCTCGTTTGCGATTGATTTAGCACTACAAGGCGTATCAGCGGGCAAGTGGGAGCAACTAAAGAAGAAATACGGCTTTGACAAGTTTTTTCATCTTAGTCTGGTCGTCTATCTGAAAAACACTTGGGAGAAATCCGCACTTAGGGTGGGAAGAAAGATTCCGAAGCAGTTAAGCGTAGAAAAACTGGAGGTCGTGAGCGTGAATGAACGAGTGGATCCAGTAGAAGGACAAGAAGAACAAGAGGTGCCGATCCCAAAGGGGCAGAAAATCACACTTGACGGAATGTTTGAGAAGACCCGACAGCGTATGGGAGAAACGGCTTTCTTTGCCTATTCCGCGCTGGGAGCGAATAATTGTCAGGACTTCGTAAGCAATCTACTACAAAGTGAGGGGCTTTACCGAGAACCCGAGAAGCAGTTTGTCTTTCAGGATCTGTCCGAGTTGGCGAAGGAGTTGCCCGACTCTACTCACGCTATTTCACAAGGTTATACACACGCTCTTGCGTTGGCGAACAAATATCTGGGGATCGGCGGAGCAAAGAACGAAATAATTATTCCGCTGGAGGGCGGAACGCACCGAGAGAATGTATTAAAGAAGTGGAAACTGGAGGATAAGGGGTATAGCCTTGCGGAACTTGCTTCTATTACAGGTGTTCCAGAGAAGACCCTACAAGAAGTGTATAACAGAGGAATAGGGGCTTATACCGCACCAGGCGGAGGGGTGGCGAAATCAGTTCGTCTGAAGGGGTCGTATATGAAGAATGTGTCCGCTCCCGCTTCTAAGAAACTTTCCAAGGAGAACTGGGCGTTTGCGAGAGTTTTTTCCTACTTAGATGGAAACCCTAAGCACGACAACGATTTACGGAAGAATGTAGGCGGAGCGAAAGGGAGTCGGAACGAGTCCCGACCCTTTGGGAAAGTGGGTCTGAATGATTTGTTGTCTAAGGATAGAATGGAAGTAGGAGGCACAAAACAGTCTGGATTCATTCGGGCTATGATGGCGAGAGACAAGGCGCAAGAGGCGGGCGAAGATGTAAATACAGTAGAAAACAAGAAAAAGTTTAAGTATTTGGATAAGAAGGGGTTTAAGATTCAGAAACTCACGAAGACGACCCACGATCTGGCGGAGAAGAAGAAGGCACGCCTACCCGACGCCCACCGAGAGCAAGTAGAGCAGTTTTACAATTATGTGATCGCGAACGCCAACCCGCATACCCCTATCTGGAACGAAGACAAGACCATTCACTATGGTGACACCTACGATTTGAACGACCTTTTTACGAAGTGGAACGAGTCCCGCGGTGCGGAGGAGAGAGAGAGACGACGAGCGAGACGAGAGGACGACGGCAAATATGACGATCCAGATCCAGACGATAACATCTTCCCGCCAGGAATGTTTGACCTTCCTAAGGCACCCCTACCGCAACGCCCCAAGGTCGCCCGCCCCGTTGTCGTTCCCGTGGCGGAAGTCCCAAAGAAAGAGGAAGAAGAAGACGAGAAAGAGGAACCCGTCCCCGTTCTCGGCAAGTTTGAGTCACCACGAACGAAGTTTGAGGAGGAGATTAACAAACTCGTAGATTACGCTGTGTCGCACCTTCACTTTAATGATGTCATTACGGAGGTATTGAATCCAAAGAACATTTATGAGTATCGTGAGAAGCAAGGCGGAGCGTATCAGGTGGATGAAACGATCTTTATGTATTACTATATTACACAGTATCGCCTTCCTATTATTGACACAGATCACGGGCAGAATGTTAAACTGACAAGGGACATCTCCGTTCCAGGACAAAAACAAATCTCCGCACGAACTCGGGAAGAACTGGAGGCGAAAGCAAGGGCAATCTTTGGTGACGAATACGGGAAATCTCACCCCGTGAGACTCTTTAATGTAACGGAGAATGTAACCGATCTTACTATCCCTCGTGTAAAGGCACTGATCGCGGAACTAAAACCGCACTTTGAGAACGGAGAAAAGCAAGTAATGCTCTTTATGGGGATCGGCGTGAAGTCGGTGGGACACCACTCCAATTTACTCATCTTTCGTGCGGTGGATAAGAAACTCTATAATATAGATCCGCACGGAACGGGAGATGTCTCGGGCTTTAAAGCACAATACAAGAAAGTGGATAAGGTATGTGAAGCACTCGCGAAAGGACTGGGTTTTGCCTATGTGCCGTCAGCGGATTCGTGTCCCTACATACGAGGGGCGAGCAAGTTGGGCTTCCAGGCGATTGAAGGTATCGCAGGACACCGAGAGGGGTTCTGTGCGTGGTGGAACGCCTTTATCGTTGAATTGTGTTGTCTGAAGCCAGATGTCCCCTTTGAAGCCCTTTATAAAGAGGCGTCTGAACTCCTATCCGACAATCCAGAGAAACTTTATCGTGCGGTCGTTCATTACCAATATAAACTCCAGCAAGTGATCTTACAGATCGCTGACAAGGCGGGCATACCGATTGCGAGACGGGCGAATATGGATAATGTCTATCGCCGTTTGGTGATTGTAGTGTCTGATCGCCTCACCCAACTGAAGGCGAAACGCAAAGAGATTTTGGGATACGCGAAACCCGATTAATTTCTACTCTGTTATAAATGGATGCGTGGGAAGCAGAAATGAAAATGCTCGGTGGGACCCAACAGTCCGGATTTATACAGGCTATGATGGGACGAGAATCAGAAAATCCAGCCGTTCAGGCGAAGTTCCAACGGCGAGTAGATGAACGCAACGCACGAGTCGCACCCAAACGAGCCAGGGGCGATAGACGAGTAAAAGACGGCGCACTAAGCACTGAGTTTCTAAACACGCAAAAGTTTAAGAGTTCTACCATTCACGACGGGTTTGACATAAACGAAATGAGTAAAGCGACGCACGATCTGATGCGTCATAAAAAAATCCTTACGGTGGATGAAGCGATAAAGCGGTTCTATGATTTTCTGAAGAAGCACGCACCGCAACACCAGCCACTAAGGGACAAGGAGGCAGTCCCACCGATTAACTACCGCGGAGCGTATGATATTGCTACTATGTTTGACCGTTTCACAGAAGAGGAGAATGTGGAGGTAGAGGACGAGAAAGACGAGGACGACGGCAAGTATGACGATCCAGAGCCAGAGAAATATAAAGAATTATTTGATCTCATTCGGCAGTCCAACGACGACCGGCAGGGGAAGAACTTTACGGATAAGGAGAACGCCCGAATGGTTCATCTGTTACGCTACTATAATTTGGACGACGACGCACCCGAAATGCCCTACGCCGAGCCACACACCAGAAAACGAATGATTCTTCTTCGGTTTATGACGCCAAAGGAGCAGAGGGGCGAGGAAATGACGCTGGAGGATCTACAGGAGATGGATCGGAGATCAGAAAGGGAGAGGGAAGAACGAGAGAAACGGGATAAGAAACTAAGCGAGGATATGAAGGCACAAGAAGAAAAGAACAAGCGATACAGAATAGAAGAGGCGAAGGCAAAACGGGGAGAGAAACCAAGCGACGAGTTCATACATACTGTGTTAGGAACTATCTATAGGGACGCTCTAAAAGAAAAGGAGAAAAAGGGGAAGGTATCTCTACGAGATCTGATGAATGACCCCCGTTTTTCTCCAGAGAAGAAATAAAATGTCTGGGGTAGTAGAAAGATGGATGATATTCGCACACAGTCTAATAATCCTGACGATTTGTTTCGTGCTTATTGGAATCAGTCGCAAGTCCGACAGCAAGAACGACTATCTGGTGGTTCTTGGAGTCAGCCTCCTTGGGCTGGCTGGAAACCGATTATTGGAGCAGGTCGTGGAGTGGATATGTTTGACAGTATGCCCGACCGGTTCTACCAGCGATACGCTCAGGACGGTGACTCTGGTTTTTTCCACGGTATGAGAGGTGGTTCCGAGCCACTCGGTATGAACCCCGTCCCCGCCAATCCCTTCCACCCCGCAGGCGAAATCTCCCACCCGACAGAAGCCTACGCCGAGCCAGAGGCGAGCGTGATTATTCCCGAGATCGTCCAGCCCGCGCCCGAGCCGATTGGATTGGAAGAAGAGCAAGAGGTTGCGATCCACGCCGAGCCACAACAGCGAGCCGTGTATGCCCCACCTTATTCACTGACGATAAAGCAAGGAATGGGTAAGATCGCAGAAGATTCTTCCCTTTACGAAGAGCCGTTTGAATACAAGGGGACGCTACACAAGAAAAAATCGCTACGGAAGTAGAATGTATCCGATTAGCGACCTTACCAAACAACGGGCAAAAGAAATCGGTGTAGTAGTAAAGCCTTCTACGAACCCGAAGAAGAAGATAGATGTTTTTTCAGACGGGGAGAAAGTGGCGAGTGTGGGAGCCACTGGTTACCGAGATTATCACCTCTACTTGGCGGAAGAGGGAAAAGCAGTCGCAGAGGAACGAAGACGCTTATATCATATCAGACATAAGAAGAAATCACTTGGGGAGTATCTTGCTCTCTGGTTATTGTGGTAAAAAATAGGTAGTGGTTATACTACTTCTTTTTTAAGGAGTTGGGTGAGTTGGGTGAAATATTGAGTGTTTTCCAAAAGTTCTCTTCGTGAGTAGGTCTATAAGACGGGGTTTGGTAAAAAGACTTGTTTTTCACCCAACTCACCCAATATTGTTTTATTAGATGTCTGGATCTTCCGCGGGAAGCCATATCTCCTTGTCGCACATAACGACATTCGGATAGTTCTTAAAGATGGTCGCCCAGCGACTTTTACACTTCTTGATTCGTGCGATCGTATGTTTATCCAGACCCAGATAGTCCTCCAGAAGGCGCTTCGTGCCTACATTAGATCCAGAAAAGGGAAAGTAAGTGACACTGTGACATTCGTTTAGCACTCGGCGCGTATCCTTACCCGCTGTCGCCAAGTGATTGGTTATAATACAGGTGATTTTAAAGTGGCGACCTACTTCCAGAATCTGGTTCATAATACTATACACCCCCTCTCGGATCTTCTTGTCGCTAATCACATCTATATCGTCCAGAACGACGCAGGAGTTGGCGAACTCGCTCACCTCTATCGGACTCGTATAGATTGTTTCATCTACGATAATACGCTTCGGATTCACCACATCCAGACTCTCGTCGTCGTTTAGTGCGGAGAAACAATACACTTCGTTCTTAGGGAACATCTTTTTGTATTGCTTAATATAACTCGCCGTATAGGTTGATTTGCCACTGCCCGAGGCTCCTGTGATGTAAAGAATCTGCCGTTCCGTCTCGGGATCGGGAATCTGTTGTAGAAATCCATTCGGTATAGTCAGTTGCGTAAAGGGCTTGGCGTATTCGTCTTTCTCGTCTAAAGTGCTGGTGACGCTTATTATCTTATTGTGATACGACCCGCCCTCCACTTTCGCAAGAAAGCGACCTACTCTATCCATATTCAGACTCATTCTTTACTAACGGGGAGAGATTTAATTTCTCGTTCTCGCACCCTCTTCTCCCGCTGGTATATCTTTGCCCGTTCGTTTATTTTATCTCTGTTCTCGTTGTGGTATTTATTATTACGGTCTTTGTGGTATTCCCTGAGTTCGTCCTCTGTTCTCTGTGGAAGAACTTTATTAACACAATCATTCTCTCTGATAAAGAACCCTTCACGGGCGTTCAGTTCTTCTACGCTATTACAAGAAAATAACTCTACCAATTCTATCTTACAGTTCTCTACACCATACTTAGCGAATACAGTATGACAAGTCGTGGGCTTGTGTTTCTTAATGTATGACGATTTATGTTGAGTGAAACGCCTTGAAAGTGTATTGACTGTAGAACCGTAGTAGCGGTCTTCTCCCGCCCAAATCATATAAATCTTTCCATCTTGATAGTTCGGCATACTTATTTATACCTTTTTCTACTCTTATATACTCTTTACTTCTTTAAACTGGTAAGACCCTAACTCGGCTGTCCCAGCCAGGTAAGGCAATAGGTCGCCCTCTGATACACGCTGTCTATCACAATAGAAACACGAAACATTTGGGCTAAACACGCAGTAGGGAATGAATAGGGGTCGGCGTAAGAGCCAAGCATTTGAAGTGGTTGGGGGTTTGATGCGACTGCCCCCTCTAAATTATTACTGAATCGTGTTGAATTAGCGGGAGAGGCAGGAACAGAACTAACTAACATTGAGGTAGGCATAAGACCATTCTGTAGGTTTCCGATTGTGAAATGAACCACCGCATTCGCTCCAAACTGGGCTACAAGAGCCGTGTAGTTGGGAACATTCATCACGATTTGTATCGTTGGTGGAGCAGTGGGTAGAGAATTAATAATGATACACTCGTTTATCTGATTCACTGGAATGACTACCACTGGACCACCCGCAAAGTCAAAGACCGTTCCAGAGGTAGGTGGTGAGTAGGAAGCAGAAACAATTGGGTTCTGTGCCGTTCCAGTGAGAACCACGCCAGACCCCGCAGTAAGGGAAAGAACGCCAGTGTTTCCTACGGTAATCGCAGTCGTTCCGCTCACAGAGATCCCCGTTCCCGCCGATACACTCTGGACGCCCGTCGCATTTATGATAGGAACGGTAGGCGTCCCACCGATCGTGATATTCGTTCCCGCCGATACACTCTGGACGCCCGTCGCATTTATGATAGGAACGGTAGGCGTCCCACCGATCGTGATATTCGTTCCCGCCGTGACACTGCTTACACCACCAGCAGAATTAATCGTCGGATTCTGTGCCGTCCCCGTAAGTGAGATATTCGTCCCCGCTGTGATGCTCTGAACGCCACTTGTCGCACTGGTGATCTGTGATTCTAAGTTGTTTATTTCCAACGGGACCGACCAAGTGTTCGCACCCGAGGAAGTCATTTCTTAGACCGCAGGTTTTTCTTCACCCGAACGGAGGGGTTGTCGTAGAGCGCCTAAGTCGTTGAATACTGGAGTTCAAAGGTCGCCGTGTCATAAAACACTCGTCCCACACCCAATCCCAACGCCACACCACGAATCGGGCGAATGAAACAGCCCGCTTGGTTTGGATTAAGAGCAACACCACTCGCATTCAGACAGATAGACCCAGCGGTCTGTGAAGAAGCACTGGCGTTATTACC